AAAGGCACTTAACTATATGAGTTCTATTATAAATGAAGCTTTCATCACAAGCTCACCGTTTACAAAATCTAATTTTGGAAACAAACTTAACATAATTAACACTGGTAATATTATGAGTACAAACAACCCTATAGTTGATACAGGTATAAATATCCTTAGCGAAGCCGCTGTAGGACAAGTAAATTCTGCTCTTGGAACTAATTTTAGCAAAGAAGACGCTATTAACGTATTTAATACAATTAAAGGCGTAATGGGCGCAAACTCTGGTGGAGATGGTGGCATCGAAATTGGTAAAACAGATAGCAGCTTAGTTGCTAGTCAATCTGGTATAGGTAGATTAGATTATCTATCAGCACCAATCGAAGTTCAAATTGATACTGGTTTAAACCCAAATGGTTACAACTCAATGTATAGAGATGTTGTTGGTTCACAATACTCACCTCTTCACTTAACTTGTGCGGAGATTGTTTTCCCATCTTCTCAAACTAATCAGAATATATATAAATATTTTGATAACATTGTAACTCCTACACTTTCTACTGCTATCCAGGCGAATGTTTCATTTAGCGTTAACTCATCGTTAATGACTACTAGTTCATTTATGAATTATTTCCAAACAATTGCTGACTCTTACGCAACATTCTTATTTTACGATAGCGTTTTAACTTTTACTTCCGATCCTTTCAACAAGAATTCGGGTATGGAATATTTAAGAAGCAAAATTACTGCTGATAATATTCAGAGTTTAAATGATTTAAGACATTTACTAGGCGGAATACCTATCCCACCTAATCTTAAGAAATTAATATATTGGTTCAATCAATCCTACAACTACTCGAGCATTGCTGGATCATCTATAATTAAATTTTGTCCTAATACAATTGTTAACTCTGGCTCTCTTTACTATCCAAACAATGGTGCTATAGCTAATGCAGTCACTAATATTAAAACTGTTGCCTCTATGGCTAATTTATTAGCTACTGCTTTCCCAGATTGGGTAAAAGGCGATGTTCCTTCAAGTAACATGAAAGCGCTTCACGATCCAAATTTCACTTCACTATGGGCTAACATGTCAATTAGTGCTCAATACACTGGTGGTACAGGCACTGTTCAATCACCTACTACAGGTAACGTTTGTCCATTTGGATCATTCACTCCTAATTTAGATGGAGCTGTCACTGCTTTAATTCCTTTCTATGATAATACAAACACGGCTTGGAGCCCTAACCTTGTTAACGCTTCATCATCTCCTTACTCAGATGGATCTAGATCTAATCAATGGAGTTATGCTTACGTTACTGGTGTTGGAAACACTCTAATCCCTTCTCACGTTCAAAGTGGGCTTAACACTCAAGCTGGTAGAACATTTACTCTTAATGGGCAAGTTATTACTGGTTCACCTCCTCCTGGTACTGAATATATATTTGGTGTTGATAATAATTCAACTAGCCAAACTAGCTATTCTATTTTAGATTGGTGCATGAGCTTAGGTTCAGTTGGTGTCCTTAAACCTAAATCTAGAGTTTATGACAATAGATTCTCTAGAAAAGGAGATCAAAATAGAAAGAAAGGTAAATCTAAATCTCCGAAACGAAATAATTAGGAGGTGAGTATGGTTAGTGATTTCTTAGAAGATGAATTTAACCAATTAGAGCAAAATCAAGTTGAAGCAAACTCAAGTAAATATCCTTTCCTTAAATCATTGAATTTAGGCGATGATGTTGAAAGAAGACTTTCCCTAAATTTGAATTCCGTTGTTACAGGTAACGACCTTGTTTACCTTACTCCAATAGGTAAGAGCTATACCCCTGAAGTTGTTCTCGATAAATTTAACAAATTATTCGATAGTAAGAGCGGAACTTTAAACATTAATCTTATTAAATTAGAAATTGCTAACAAAAGTAAGTATGGCCCCCGTTCCATACAGAAGCCTTGGGTAGATAGGAAAGCTAGCCTTTTAGATTATTATTCAAATAACTTAGGAGCTCACGAATTCAATTTTATTCCAGATATGCCAAAATTAAATTTAAGGCCAACTAACTTAGCTACCTCAGCTAAATATATTAGGGCTGCATCTAACTCTGGACTCCCTTACTATAGGAAGAAAGGTTTATGCCTGGATAAAACAATTTTAAACTTTGATAAACAACTTAGTTCTAACTACCCGTGTGTTTTATTCACTAGAACTCAAGAAGGTGGCAAAACTCGTAATGTTTGGGGATACCCATTCGCTAACACGTTAAATGAAAATAGGTTTTACGTGCCACTACTTAGCTATCAAAAGGATTTATGCTGGCGCTCAGCTTTGCTTGGCCCTGATTTCGTAGATAAATCAATAACTAAATTGATGATTAATAAAGCTGTTGATATGAAATATCTTTCTGTTGACTTTAGTTCATACGACGCATCAATATCTAACAGCCTGATTGATTGTTCATTCAAGTATATTTCCAATCTATTTCAAAGAAGTTATGAAGATGAAATTTTATTAATTAAAGATTCATTTAATTCAATTGGAATTATTACTCCAACGGGCATCCTGCATGGTAAGCATGGTGTTCCATCGGGCGCAACTTTTACCAATGAAGTTGATTCAATAGCTCAATTTATGATTGCTAAACTTAGTGGAATTCAAGATCAGCAATTAAATATACAAGGTGATGATGGCGCCTATTGTATATCAGATCTCCAATATAAAGATTTTAAAGCCAACTGCATTTATTACGGGCTTGAGCTAAACGAAGATAAAAGCTATTACAATGATGAATTCATTGTTTACCTTCAAAGATTCTATTGCAAGGAATATTTAAAGGGCGGCTTAATTGGGGGAATTTATCCCTTATACAGAGCTTTGAATAGGATAATCCATCAAGAGAGATATGATAATTTCGAGGATTTTGGTTTATCAGGTGTGGATTATTATTCTATTAGAACAATATCTATACTTGAGAATTGTAAGTATCATCCTTTGTTTTATGATTTTGTTTGCTTTATACATTCTCTTGATAAATATGCACTTAAATACACTGAACAATCTGTTCATAAATATATTGAGTATTTAAACAGGCCAAAGGGATCAGTGGGTTTAATAAGTAATCAGATAGGTGACAAAGTTAGCGGTATTAATAACTTTGAAACTGTTAAAATTCTGAAAGCCTTAACTAAATAGCA